TTCGTCGTCAACTTCATCCTCAGGCTCATCGCCCTCAGGTTCTTCACCTTCTTCCGGCGTGTCAATTTCGCCGTCTTCCTCTGCCAGAATTAAATCAAGCGCGTCGAGGGCAGCGGCATCATCTTCAGCCGGTTGCACTTCAACGGCTTCTTGCGCTTCGTCAAGATGGGCCATTTAGTGGGTTCCTTCATGGGATATAACGTCTCGCGACGTGCGACGGATAATCCGCCTATTATGCTAGAACTTCAAGAACCCCCTTTTCCGTTCAGGGACATTTGCAATCCGCTCTGCATAAATCTGGTTGTGCTGCTCGATCTTGCCGTCATCAATGATTGCGCGTACGTGCGCCTCAACCATATCGACAATGTTTGCAGCGAATGAAAGCCGGTCAAGCGCATTGTTGCGCACGTCAGCCGGTAGTGTCGGATCAAGCTTGCCAGCGCGGCGGAAGTAAGCTTCACGCATACCGTCAAACATATCCTTTAGACCGCCATCCTCGCCATAAGCGCGAGACCATTGGGCGGATTTGATAATAGGGTCAGTCATTTATCTAAATCTCCACCGGGCCTGTTTTTCGATAGCGCCTGCTTCTCCGCAATACTAGCCTTGTGTTCGGCCATCTGTGCTTCAAGCGCCATGCGCTGCTGCGATAACTCCAATTCTTGCGCCATCTTTTCACGCGCTAGATCAGCTTCAAAGTCAGCCTTATCGCGCGCCAACTGCGCTTCAATCTCAGCCCGCTCCCTCGCAAGTTGTGCATCAGCTTCGGCTTGCTCCCTAGCGAGTTGCAGCTTAAGCGCGCCTTCTTCGCGGGTCATATCAAGCTTGGAACTGGCAATCTGCATGTCACCTTCCATCTTGGCTTTCTGCATTTGCATTTCAGCCTGCACCTTCATAGCCTCAGGGTCCTGCCCTTGCTCTGGTGGCTTGAAGTCCTCTCCCTCAGGGTCAGCAAAGAAGTCTCCCGGTTCACCAAGACCAACGTCGCGAATAATACCAGCCGCTGTGTTGTAAAGATGCTTCTCGGTCACCAACCCAGTCTTTGTCTCAAATGCCTCGGCCTGCAACTGAGCAATCATCATGCGATGTGCAATGCGCTTTTCCTTGCCGTTTGTCCCCAAACCAACCCGGATAGAAAAGTCCATTTCCTCAGGCCATTTACTCGGATCGATAGGCTTGAACTGCTTACCGACCTTGATCGTCATTTGTTCGCCGTGCAACCGTAGCAACCGCATCAGCTTAAGCATAGCCTCAGCCATCGCCTCGCCAAAGTTGCGCGCGACATAGCGGATTTGTTTCTCACCCGCTGCCATCAACTGCTTTTGGCCGGACGCCGTATCGTTCAGCGCGTCCTTATCCATACCCTTGCCAAGCTCAAGAATACCTGTCCGGGATTGGCGGCGCTGACTAAATCTCTCCAACACATTCAACGAATTGGAAAGGTCAAAATTCTCTGACATGTTAACTGGGGCCTGCAAGCCCTTACCGCGAATGATTGCACCCGGACGCACAACCAGCAAATCGTCAATCGTTGTTTCGCCGACGCTCTCGTCAGGCAACCAGCGGCGCGGACTGTTGCTTGAATAGAGACCATCAAGCATTTGCCGCGTGATGATGGATTCAACACGCTGATCAGGCATAACCTTCTCGGCAAGGCCTTTGCCAACCAACCTATGAGCGCGGGGATATGGGCAGAAGCCAACAAAAGGCTGCTCTTCCCATTCCTCAACAGATAACAGAACATCACCAACCCGAAACACCCGGACAAGCTCACTTATGCCATCACCGTCAATATCGAGGTGATCATATTCCTCATGCAACATCACAAGGCGGTTAGAACCCTTGCGCTCACGGAACGAAACGTCTGCGCTATTATCCTTCCAGCGCGCGTTTTCACGTGAATCGGCGTTCGTCATATCATCTTCAGTCGGAAGTGATTCAACACTGTCACGATCAAAGCCCATTTCGATCAATTCAGAGACCGTCTTTTGTACCACGTGCGCCTTGTAGCAGCGGTCCTCAAATGACTTCATGCGCGGGGAAAAGCGCATTTCTTCCGATGGCACAGCATGGGTTTCAAAACGCTTCATTGTGCGCTCGTTCAAGATCACAACCGTATGCGAACCATCCCCATTATCCTCAGCAGACAAAACAGCCTCAGGATCAAGCAGGGACAGCATTTCGTCAGGTACAACCTGCGTATCCTTTGAGCGCTTACGCTCCTCTGTGCATGTCACCTTCAACACACCAAGGATTTCAACAAGGCCGCTCTGCAACCAGTCCAGCGTTACGCGATAGCCTCGCTGCTTGCGCATAAAGAGATACTGGACGGCTTCATTCGCTTCCTCAGCAGCCAATTCACCAGCCTCGTCGTTCGCCTCAAACTCTACAACACGGTCACCTGAGACAAACGCCTCCATGATGTCCACCGTCATGTCGTCAACAGTCTGCTCTACGACTGGCTCAATGTACTGCGAAAGGCCATCCTCTTCGTCGCCAAACGGCTCGCTATCGTAAAACTCCAACGCATTCGCTTGCCGGTCAGCAAGGTCGGTGTTGTAATACATCTTGGCATTATCCGCTTCAGCGCGGAAGTGTGAGACGATCTCATCTTCAGTTAGGGCATCATCATTCATACGATTGCCCTCTTCGGATATACAATAGGTTTACTCTTGATTGGGATAGGCATAATCGCCGCTGTCTCGAAAGCTTTGTAACCATGCGAAAATTCATCATGCCGCGCGCGGTCCTTGTAAACACCTAACTTGTCGTCCCAATCCTTGCGGTAGTTATCCAAGCAGGCAATCAATCTAGAGCAGCGCCCCTCATCAAAATAAACGTTCGGGAAGAACGACCGGCTCGCCTCGATCCCGTCACGCTCTTCCTTGATACGCTTCAGCACGTCAATCGGGTTTATCCCTGCCTTCACAGCCTCATCGCGCTTAGTGGTCGCAAGTTCCGTTAGCTGCGTCTGGTTGCCGTCATGCGGGAAGTAATGGCTCTCGTAATCATAGCCGCGCTCCCTAAGCGCGCGCGCATAATGGCCGAACCCCTCGCCGCTGTTTTCGTAATAGTCGATAGCCCGGCGCTCCATGCCCAGCTTTTGCCAGAACACAATCGCCATGCTGTCGTTATAGCCCAAATCCCACGTCGTATAAACAGGCGCGTCAAGGATCGGAATGTTGCAAATCCGCCCCTGCTTGCGAACGTTAGACATTTGAGTTGCAAAATATGCGCCTTCAACACTAGCCTCAAACGCCTCCTTAGGCGTTGACGGGAATTCCCGCTTCATGCCCTCGCCCTGCTGGTCATCCTTCTTTACGTACCAAGCGCGCTGCGCAGGGTCTAACGCGCAACCCGCCTCATTCTCGATCTTGTCGAAATAAGCCTGCATCTCAGTGGTGATAACAACGCCCTCAGGATCAAGCCTGTAACTCTCCTTTTGCCACCACGCCTTGAAATGAAACTTGAAGTCCATCGCGGTCAATTTAGCACCGCTTTCCGTTAACGCCTGCGCCTTCATGCACATATCATGGAAGTGGCCAGACATACCCTCAGCCGTCGATTCAATCGTGATCGACTGGCCTATGTGAACTGTATTAAGCGCGCCCGTTCTAACCTCATATGCCTTTTCAGGATATTTTGCACAGAGCTTGCCATATTCTGATATGTGCAGGCGCTGTAACGTGCCCGATCTTAGTGACGTTCCAACGCGAAACGACGAACCATTGGCAAACCGCAGGCTATCGCTTGCGTCTTGCTCCGCTGCAATCTGCCCAGCCGCCGCTTGCTTGAATTGTTCAGGTAATGCGTCGTAGGGATATTTCACCTTGTCCCTGAAAAATGACTTCGCGTCGTTCAAGTTGTGCGCAATCACCCCGCACGCCGTATCCGGGATAAACAAGCAATCATCGAGCATATCTAGCTGTATGGCCGTTGTGAAACCAAGCTGCCTTGCCTTAAGCACAACGTCCAAGCCGTGCCGCGTTTTTAGATAATCCAATTGCTCAGGCCGCGCTCGAAATGGAACCCTATCACCCTGCTCGTCGCGTATCGTATAAAAGCCATCACGTAAACGGGCCATTTTATCAGGCCAGCGTTTGCGTGCCAGCTCTAAGACTTCAGACCCAGCCACGCTTTTGTCTCATCCTCAATGCCAACCTTTAGATTTACGTCCTTGGCCTTGTTATCACTGAAGGCGTTCGATAGCTTGCCAACGTACCAGCGATCAGCATCAAAGGCCAATCGCTCTAACGCAGCATCAGCCTGCCCGGGGACAGCGCTCTTAGCCCGCTCAACGGCACGCTCTGCAATGACGGCCATTCCGTCCTCGCGCGCGCGCATAATTGATAAATCGAATTCATCGTCTGCGTTCTGCCAATGTCTAACCATAACACGTGATGGCATGTTCTTACTTTTGCAGATTGCGTTGAGGCTTTCGCCGTTAGCGAGGCGCTCTAGTAATTCGTCCTGTGTTGCCAGCCTTAAGGCGCTGTCGAGATTGTTGCTCATTTGGAAGGGGCACCGGCTGGCATGTTAATCTACCACGAAAGAGGATTGTTG